CGATGACCCCCTCTCCGAACAGACCGCCAAATCCGACACCGAGCGCGAGCGCGTCAACAACTGGTATGGCCCCGGCTTCCGCTCCCGTAAGCTGCCCGACTCCCGGATTGTCCTCGTTAACACGCGCTGGCACGTTCGCGACCTTAGCGGCTACCTCCTCGACAAGTCCGCCCGCAATGCCCGCGTCGACCAGTGGGAAGTCATCTCCATACCAGCCATCCTCGACAAGCCCGCGTCCGACTATCTGATGCTGCCGGAAGGCCAATCCTACTGGCCCCAGTTCATTACGATGGACGACCTCATATCCACCCGCGAAGGTCTGTCGCGTTCCGATTGGGGCGCTCTGTACATGCAGACCCCGACCGGGGAGGACGGTAACGTCTTCAACAAAGACGACTTTCAGGATTGGGACGAGGACGACCCGCCCGAATGTGACGAGATCATCCAGACCCTCGACACGGCTTTCAGCACCAAATCCAAAGCCGACTTCTCGGTGATTCAGACCTGGGGCATATTCCATCTGACCTTCACGGACGAGAAAGGCTATGAATATCAAGAGCCTAACGCGATCCTCCTCAATCAAGTGCGGGGCCGCTGGTCCTTCCCCCAACTCCGGGCCGCTGCCAAAGAGCAACATTCCATCTTTAAGCCTGACCGGATCATCATCGAAAACAAAGCCTCGGGCCAATCCCTCCTCCAAGACCTGAAGCTTAACGGCTTGCCCGTGTTGCCTTTTCAGCCGGATCGTGATAAAGTAGCTCGTGCCCACGCGGTGTCGGGCATCATCGAACGTCAGCGTGTCTGGATACCCCTGAAGCGCAAGTACGGTGCCGAACTCCTTCAAGAGGCCCTCGAATTCCCCAAGGGCGCTCACGATGACGCCGTCGATGCCATGGTCATGGCCCTGCTGTATTTGCGGCGCCGCTACGAACTGACCCAAGAAACAGTCAACCAGCCTGACCGCGTCTCGCGTCGCAAACCCTTCCGTTCCTATTGGAGTCAAGTAACCCATGTCCGATAATCTCGAAACCGAAGAACCCGTTATGGAATTCGAATTCTCCGAAGACTCTTTGGAGGTGATTCCAGACGTCGAGGAAATCGAAGTCGACATGTCGTTCGGCGCCAACTTGGCACCCCTACTAGAAGACAACGTGCTGCGCGACATAGGCTCGGCCCGGCAAGACGCTCTCCAGAACTTCAAGAACGGGCGCCAGGAATGGGAAGAGAAGATCAAGCTGGGCGTCCAATGGCTGGGCCTGAACACCGACGGCGCGGGCAACTCCGATGTCGAAGGCGCATGCACGGCGGTCCACCCCCTCCTCATCGAGAACGTCGTCAAATTCCAAGCCAAAGCCATCCAAGAACTCTGGCCCGCGAAAGGTCCCGTCCGCACCAAAATCCGTGGCTACGTTGACGTGCCCCGCGAACAGGCTGCCGCGCGCGTCCGCACCTACATGAACTACCAACTCACCGAGCAAATCCCTGGCTTCTACAATGACCTCGAACGGAACCTGTTCCGCGTGGGCTTCATGGGCGTGGGCATCCGCAAAGTGGGCTGGAACGGTGTAACCGATGTGCCCGATCCGACCATCGTCTATGTTGAGAACTTCTACACTGATCCGGCCAGCGCCCACCTTCGCGACGCTGAAGAGTACATCGAGATCATGGAACTGTCCGTTCGCAAGATGGACAACCTCGTAGCATCTGGCACCTTCCTGCCCGCTTCCGAAAACGACGAAGAAGAAACCCTCGACACCAACGAGATCACCGATGCCATCGCCAAAGCGCAAGGCTTCGACATGTCCCTCGAACGCAAGGGCTATTCGGTCGGCGAGTCGCACTGCTACCTCGATCTGAACGGCGACGATCCCCTCCTGCCCGACGGCGGCTATGCGCCCTACATCGTTCACTTCAACTCCAAGACGGGCAGCGTCTACTCCATCAAGCGCAACTGGCGTGAAGCTGACCCGGCCCGCCAAAAGCGCCAGTGGTACACCGTCGATCAGTTCATTCCGGCGTTCGGCTTCTATGCCCTCGGGTACGTTCACCTTATCGGCGATCTGGCAGCATCCACCACCGCAGCCCTCCGCGCGCTTGTCGATGCGGGCCAATACGCCAACTGGCAGGCGGGCTTCAAATCCCAAGACGCCAAGTTCTCTGACACCGACACCCCGCTCGGCTTTGGCGAATGGCGCGACGTCAACTTGGCTCCCGAAGAACTCAGCAAGGCGTTCTTCCCGCTGCCCGCCAAGGAACCGTCTGCTACCCTCTTTAACTTGATGAAGTTCATGGTGGACTCCGGCCAAAAGTTCGCCGACGCCACCGACGAGGTCGCTCAGAACTCCACCAACTACGGTCCGGTCGGCACCACTCTCGCCCTCCTCGAAGCCTCGCAGCGGTTCTATTCGTCTATCCATAAGCGCCTCCACCACTCACAAGGTGAGTTCCTCAAGCAAATTGGTGAACTCAATTACGAGAATCTGCCCGACATTGTCAACTTCGTGGTCGGCTCCGAAAACGAATATGTGCGCCGCGAAGACTTCGATCCGATGGCAGTGGACGTCATTCCCGCGTCTGACCCCAATGCCCTCACCGAATCCCAGCGTGTAGCCAAGGCCCAAATCGAACTGCAAACGGCCCAGCAATTCCCCCAACTGCACGACATTCGCGAAGTGTTGCGGCGCTTCTATTTTGCAATGGGCACCGAGAACGTAGACAAAATTCTGATCGACCCGGAAGCCAAGGCCATCAGCGCCGATCCCCTCACCGAAGTCCAAGCGGCTATGTCGGGCAAGCCCATCAAAGCCCAGCTAGGCCAGAACCACGCTGCCCACATCGCAGTCAAGACGGCGTTCTTGCAGGCGCCTCAGATGCAGGGCACCAACGATCCCACCATCGCGGTCGGCCAGCAACTCCTATCCGCCAACATCGCCGAACACAAGGTCCTGATGTTCATAGCCCAAGCTATGCAGATGGCGCAGCAGATGGGCATGCCTATCGAAGACGAGAACGTCCAGGGCCAGATCGCTACCCAGCTTGTGCAGATTTCCGCTCAAAGCAATCCACAGCAGCAGCAGGCCAACATCGAGCAGCAGATGATGCAGCTACAGGCCGCTGAACTCGAAATGGCCGGGCAGCGCATCCAATCCCAAGACACACGTGAAGCAGCTAAGATTGCCCTCAAGAACCGCGAACTTGACTTGAAGGAAACGGGCATGCTGCTAGACGCCCAACAAAAGCAGAAGCAAAACCAAATCGCGGCTTCTGGCAAAATACTTGACAACTCCGCTAAATTAGCGGATATTCAAGCCAAACAACTTGCCGAGAGGGCAAACAATCCGCCTACATGAGACTACTATCAGAGTATGTAGCTGAAGTCAACAAGCGAGTTGAGCGCGAAAAAGACGCCCTCGCACGAGGTTCCGCCAAGTCCTTCGAAGAATATGCAAGGGCTTGCGGCACTATTGCCGGTCTGAACATGGCCGTGCAACTCCTCTACGATCTCGTAGAATCCAAACCATCCGAGGAAAGGAACTAATGATTACCACCCGTACGCCTCTTGACGGGGCGCTAACTAACGACCAGTGGGTTTCGCAGGATGACATTCCTGATCCCAGCCCGCTGCCTAGGATTCCTGGTGTAGGGATTCTTGTCCGGCCTGTGCCAATTCGGCGCAAGACCACGGGCGGTATCCTGCTTCCAGACACATTCCGAGAGGACCGCGAATACCTCAATACGGTGGGGCGCGTCCTGGCTTTGGGCGAACTGGCGTTCATGGACGAAGACATATACCGAAAAGGCCCGTGGGTCAAGCCCGGTGATTACATCGTCTACGCCAAGCTGGCGGGCCAGAAGATTTGGTGGAAGGGCGTCAAGCTTCTCCTCATCAAGCCGTCCAACATCGAACTCGTCGTCGAACAACCCGAATACCTCGACGCAAACTTTAAGGAATAACCTATGTCCGAATCCGGCTATCAAGAACTTGATCTTGACAATCCCGGCGCAAAAGCAGCTTCCGCAGAAGACTCCGACATTGAAATCGTGGAAGAGTCTCCAGCACCAGAAGCTCCTGCTGCCGCTCCAGAACCCGTGCCTTCTCCAGCACGCGCTGAAGAGAACGATCACGAAGAAGACGAAGCTTCATCGGAACCTCCTTCAGAACGCAAGAAGCTAACGCGCAGCCAGCGCCTCAAAAACCAACGTGACCTGTACGCCGAACAGCTTCGGGACACGCAAGCCCGCTTGGCTGCTGTCGAGGCCCGTGCCCGCAAGGCGGAAGCCGAAGCTAATGAAGGAGCGTCCATCGGCTTCGATCTATACATCAAGCAGATCGATTCGTCAATGTATGCACTGCGACGTGATTTCGATGCTGCCTATGATGCGGGCGACCGAGACAAGATTTTCGAAATCCAACAACAGATCGCTACCCTTGCAGCCACCAAAGCTCAGGCTGAAAAGGAAAGGCGGTCGATCCCTACTCACAGGGCGCCTACTGGCCAGGCAGCGCAGCAGCCGACCCAGCAGACACGGCAGGCGCCCCCTAAGAAGCAACCCTCTCCCGCTGCCATGGAGTGGTACCAGCGCAACAAAGATTGGTTCAACAAGGATGCTGTCCTCACCGCCAGCGCCCGCGTACTCGACCAGCAAATGGTTGCGGACGGCTACACCCCCGACGACCCAGACTACTTCGACGAACTCGACAGTCGCCTGAAGCGGGAGTTCCCCCAGAAGTTTGGCGGCAAAGCTGCGGCAGCCCGCCCCGCTTCCAACAATCCTACCATCCAAAACAGGTCTGCCCCCTCCCCGGCGCCCGGCAAAATCCGCGTCTCTATTACGCAAGCCGACCGGGACATGGCCAACCATCTTGGCATTAGCATCGAGCAATACGCCCGCGAGAAAGCCAAGACCGAGCGCGCCCAGCAGACCACCAGCCAGTATACGGAGATTCTGTAATGAAAAACAAAATGTTCGCGGTTCCCGATAACGCCGTCGACGAACCACTTGAAAATCCTCTTGATATGGAGTATAATCCTCCTAACGCGCTAGAAATCCCCCCAATGCCTGACCAAGACGCTTTTGTGTATCGTTGGATCAGGTTCCGGGCTGGTAACGAAGAAGACTTTAACAATGTCTCTGCGCGCCTGCGGGAAGGGTGGGCATTCGTCCCTATCGAGGAAGTTCCTCAAGGTTACGTTTTCCCCGGACTCGAAAGCAAAATTTCTGCGTTGGCCGGTGCAGCCATTAACGGGGACCTCGTCCTTGGCAAGCTACCTCGTCGCCGTGCGGAAGCCATCCAAAAGTGGTCAGAAGATCGGGCCATTCAAGCGGAGCAGGCTTACGACCTCAAGACGATTAGCTACGAAGACGGTGGCCGTAAGTTGCAATTCGCTAACGAAGGTTCCAAACAATATTCCAGGGGGCGTAGGCCCTCATTCGGATAACACATAAGGAGGATAGAAGGTGCCCCAATCTTTTGCACCGTTCGGTCTTCGCGCTGTAGCTGCCCTTGGCACGCACGGCAACGAAGTCCGCGCTTATCCGCTTCCCAACGGCGCTAACTGCCCGGACCTCGGCAAGGGTTCTCCGGTCAAGCTGTCGGGTGGCGTAATTACGTCTGCTGGTGCTGGTGGTGGCCCCCTGCTGGGTGTTGCTGCTGGTTTCGC